ATATTTAAAAGTTCTTAATCTACTTCTAATTTAAAAGGTACTTGAACTATCAAACTAGAATCTGAAGTATCAGGAATAGGCTTGTTTGTTGCAGTATCATTTCTGTTCATAGGATCTACACCAATTCCATAAACTATTCCTGAAGCTCCTGCTCCACCCTGAGAATATTGATCAACAGTTAATCTTAAAGTATCATCTTTTGAAAAAGTCATAGCTGAAACAGTAAAAGACATACAGAAATTATTAACATATGCACTTGTTGTTGTTGATGTTGATCCAATCAAAGAAGTCATCCCAGACTGTATAAATGTTGTTGTTGAACCTACAACTTTATTTAAGCTGAATGTTCCGAATGTAAAATTATTACCGCCACCTGCAGGATGTATAAATCCCAAAGGAACATTAACTAAAATATTTCCATTAACTATTCTTGTCGTATTAAATTTAAGATTTAAATCCAGACTTTGTATTAATTCATTAGATAAAGATGTTGCTATTATCTTAGTTCTTACTATCTCATCTGAATAAAATGTGTTATCAGAAAGAACTGCCGCAGAAATAATAAGATTTCCAACAGTTCTATAAGCATGTATTCCCCCATAAAAAAGCTGTATTCCTGTTCCTGCTGCAAGATCATTAAAATCATAACTTGTTATACTTTCCCTTCCGCTAAATTTTATAGGCTGTACCATTATGTCTTGCCCATGAAATCCTGAGCCTTAGTTTCATTTAAAGTATCTATATTAACACTTACAATGTTATTTAAAACATTTATTTTATTTTCTGCCTGCAATCTAGATCCAAAACCATTATAATCATAATTAATTGCATGTATTGCTGCTCTTGCTGACGCTGCTTCCTGCAATATGTTTCTATAATTTGTATTTAATGATGAATAATTAGTAACCCAATTATATCTTGTCGAGGTATTTATAAATGACTCAGCTTCAACAATCCACAAGTCAACTGCAAAATCAGATCCAACAATAGCTGCAGCTTTACCATCTAAATTTGTATTATATCCTATTCCTGCTTTTAATAAAGCCATTCCACTAGTGCATAATGTTGTTGTAACCATTTATTTGATTCTCGATAATTTACTAATTGCATTTATTAAATTCTCCTGCTGCATATAAAGGGCATAAGTATCATCAGAAACATTAATATCCTGCCCTTTAATTTTAATAGTTTTAACCATAAAATTGCTATGCCATATAAGTATTTAAACGTTTGTCTGAGTTACACCAAGCAGCTCTAACTAATCCATCTGCAATATGAGTATAATTTCCATGATATTTTCTCTTTTTAGATTTCTCATCAATCTCAAATTGTACACTTTTAAGTGATTGGAATATTTCAGGATCTTCTAATAATTGAATTTGATCTCTTTGCATCAGCATTAATAAATTATTATAAATATCTTCTTTCAAAGTTCTTTTTTTTCTTAAATCATCTTTATCTAACGGCCTTGTTGAATTGTTAATAGCTATAACTTTTCTTTTGGTTTCATCATGTCTTAAGAGCATATCAAATACTCCTACACCCATACCCCCATCGTCGATAAATATTTGTTTGAAATTATAAATACGATTAAGTTCTATTATTCTATCGAAAGTTTGTGTAAGCAATGTTCTTTTAGTAATTTGATTTTCAACATGCATTAAGATCTCTTTGTTAGTTCTGTCAATGATTTCAAATGTAGTTTCATCATCCCCCATTCTTGCTATATCAACACCCAGATAATAATTGTTTGAGTGAAGGATTCTATCTGGACGTTTTGCTTTCATGCTCTTTTGTATTAATTCATCGTCGAAGACTTGTCTAAGATCTGACATTGGTATCCCTAAATATTCCTGTGCATATTGTAAAGTTGTTTTTTCTTTCTTTTCTTCCTCTAAAAACTTTAAAGCTTTATCTCTTCTTTCCACAGTCCATGAATCAGATATTTTTCTGTTCCTGTAAACGTCTTCTGTAGATGCTGTTATTACTTTAAATCTATTATCCTTGTTAATAAAGCATTTATGAAAGTAGTTTCCTGTGCCAAAGAATGTAGAACATAACCATAATTCCCCCCCTGTACTAGCTAATGTTGGTGTAGCAGAGATCATTATTAGTTCAGAGAAACGTGCAACTTCATCTAAAACTAAAATATCTCCTGTAAATCCTCTAAGAGCATCACCTGTATTACCAACAGGACGAGCAAGGCATGAAGATTGATTTTTTAAAGTTATTTTATTTAATGTTGGCTTGTTTTTTCCTTTTGCTATTTCTGTTTTGTAGTTTTTCTGTAAATAATCTAAAATCATTATTATTATTAACTTTGCCTGATCTTCTGTTAAACTTGCTATAATAATTGTGCTTTTAGGATGGGAGATAATGTATTCTGCACACTTAACTGACATTATTGATGTTTTTCCAACCTGTCTGCCTGTTGCTAAAAGAAGATCTCCTTCGTATTTTAAAGCTTCAATCTGCCAATCATCTAAATTAGACAACTGTATCATGATCGTTTTCTGGCTTTTCTTGTGCTGCTTTTTCTAATTCTATAAACTTATCTAATTCTATCTTACATGTTTTCATTATTATTTCCCACATAACTACCTCTGCACCGTGGTTCTTGTACATTAATTCAGCTTGTTTATATCTATTTTCCCAATCTTGTTTATTTGTACTTATTTCCATTTTTATTTCTCCTTTGTTTTCCCGGCGAGGGGACTTGAACCCCCACTCTTCCCCGTGGCATTTCATCGGTATTCACGTAGTACTTGACCAGGTTTTTAAATTATGAGGGATTCGTTACTCCCCTCCCTTACCAGACGACAAAACATAGAGATAATATATTATATGTGTTTAAGTATAAAAATGTTTTTATTATTTTTAAAAATTTTTCTGTAAGTAGAAACTATACCTAAAGGCAAAAAAATTAAGAATCAATGAGTAAAATACTTTTTCTCGTCGCTGATCATACAACATTACACAATAATATAAGTGCCAAACGGAGGCCAATTCAGCCTCCGTTTACGAAACGGGGCTTATTTTGAGCCCCTTTTCTCAAAATAAGCCCAATTTGACCTTTAAAAAAGAAAATACCGACGCTGTTAATTATCTTAAAGTAGCCTAAATTAAGGCGAACATAACATTACTACGTAATGTTACGTGAGCCCTATTTCGGCAGTGGGCTTTAAGATAATAAGAAACCTTTAAATAGTTAAAGAAAATTAGTTATAATATCATTAACTACGAAGCACATTAAGGGTTTCAAACTGTTAATTCGTTGTAGATATATAAATATGGGAAACGTTAGTGACGGTATAAGTTAAAGGTCGTATGAGTCTTAACCTTACCATTGCAATATCAATTCTTAATTTAGTGTGTGCTATGTATTGTTAAGTAAATATAATATAAGTTAAGGAACCGTGATGGATTTATTTAGTATATATATATCACACATATCTTTATATATAAGTTAGTATGTATATATATATGGGTAATTATCAACAAATACAAAAAGCAATAAGAATTGAGGAAATAAGATCTGTATTGGTGAAGATATTTAATGATCAAAGTGAAATAAAACTTAATGTATTTATTGAAGAATATTTTACTAAACGTCATATTTCACCTGATAGTATGCTTAAATATCTTAAAACTATTTCCTTGGTCCTGCCCATTGAAGTTAACATAAAAGAAAACATAATTAAAAAGAAATATAAAATATCAGGAATGGATACGAAATGACATTAAAAGAACTTGAAGTTAAATGCAGAGAAAATAAATTAATTATAATAGCTAGGAAAGGTTATTTAAGGGGGTTTTTAAATGAGTTTATTTCATAGTCATTGCAAAGAATATGATAAATCTGTTAGTTGGGGTACTGTTTATTGTAGTCTTGAATGTGAACATGCTGAAGAACAAAGACAATCAGATTTAATATGGTCAAAAATTGAATTAGAAAGAATTAAATTTGGCAATATATAATTCAGAAATAAAAAGAGGAATAATGCATACAAAAGAATATAAAACTAAAATGAAATTACTGCAGAAAGAATTTGATGAATGGAATGTTTTAGAAGGAGGTTGTATATGAATGATGAAAATGAAACAGAATTAATTGAAATTCTAAGAAGAACAGCAATAGCTTTAGAAAAAATAGAATTACATTTGAAAGGTATTATTTATAGGGGTTATTTAGATGTGAGGATAAAAAAGGATGAGTAATCAAATATCAGAAAAAATACAGGAACACTTTAACAAGCATGAATACCTGCAGGCTAATCTAGATATAGAAACTATTGAAGATAAAAATACTTTAAAATGTGCAATATGCGGTGAAGTAATTGTGGTGATAGAATGAAACAGCAAAGAACAATATATTTAACAATTAATGAAGAAGAACTTATTAAAAAACTAAAAATTAAAATACTTCCTAAAAAATATGAATTAATATCAATGAGCAATTCAAGAGATGATAAATCTACTGCGTTTAGATTTGGAATATGCTATGAGGTTGAAATATGAAAGTACACAATTTAGCTTATAAATGCTTTGTAATTGAGTTTGATCAGACTACAACAGATGAAGTTATAGCTGATACTAAAAAGAAATTTGAAGAAGCTTTTCCAGCACACAAGTTTTTATTTATTAAATTATTTGATCCCCTAATAATTGGATATGAAGAATTAAATTTAGAAAAAAATGACTGAATTTTATGATGAATTTTATGATTTACCTGAAGGTTATGTATGGGCAAAGATTTCCAACGGTAAACTTAAAATATATAAAAAGGGAGAAATACCAAAATGAAACAAAATAAAATAGAAGAAAAGGTTTTTAAAGAAGTTAATAAAAATTTATATTTTATGGATAACGAAGGATTGACTTATTCTGTTAAAGATATAGAAGATTGTTTAAGAAAAGCAATCCAATTAACACAGAAAGAAGACAAGAAAGAGTTTTTGGAGTTTTTAAAAGAGTGTAAAAAGAAATTAACTAAAGAGTTTTTAACAAGTGAAATGTTAAATAATAAATTAAAAGTAATGGAGGAAAAAGAAAATGGTTGATGTAGAAGGAATGAATGTAACAAGCGAGTATATAAAGACATTAAAAATAAAAAGAGCACAAATAAGAAGTGTTGAAGGATATAAGGAATTTACCGACGATGACGGTAATAGCAAAAAGAAATTATGCATTAAGGTAGAATTAGAAACTAATGAAGTAATGGATTACATACCAAATAAAACAAGCATAAAAACATTATCCAGAATGTTTGGAACTAAGAACATTGAAATTACATGGAAAGATAAATTATTCCAATGGATCATAGCAACAACAATGTATCAGGGAAAAAAGACAGATGTTCTTTATATAGACGATGTTGATCTAAATAAAGTAGTTGAAATAAAAGTATAATAAATTATATTTATTTTTTTTCTTTTTAATATAAATTAAAAATGGAAAATAAAGATATTCATAAACAAATAGAATTAAGTGAAATACTTAATGGCTCGGAAGAATATCCTCTTTCAAGACAGGAATTAGATGATCTAGGCAAAAGGTATGGAATTGCATTATTTTTCTTTGATTATGACCATGATGGTGATAAAGATGCAGTTATGTTAGGCAAGAATCTTAGTCCTTATTACTTTGAAAACATTAATAATCAGTTTATTTATAGATCCTTAAGTTACTTGCATAAAAGACTTATGATATAATTCTCTTTTAATATTTATGCACCAGCTACTTGTGTAGTAGTTCCTGAACTTCCAACATAAAATAAAGCTCCTCCTGAAACTAATAAATAACCACCGCCCGAAGGTGTTACTGTTATAGCACTATTTGCCATAAAAATGCTTGATATAGTAGAAGTAGGTGTAATGCTCAGTCGAGCACTTGCATTAGGAGTATTTGCTAATCCTAATCGATCATTGGTATCTAGAATTACACCTGAAGTTGTACTCAAACCACTATTTGCTCTAGTTATAGCAAAAGAATCACTATTACTATTATCCATACCCATTGTTATAGAAGAACTACTAGGATCATCAGTAACAGAAAAAGTTATCATAGAATCACCTGTTCCTCTATTTGTTATAATAAGACCCGCACCAAAAGCGCTAGTACTTGTAGTACTCTGACCTATTCTAACAGATTTACTTCTTAAATCATCTATAGTTTCACCCGGAGCCATTATTTATTCCTCATATCTAAAATTATCTAATTTCGCATTAGGATTGGCAACTAAAAATGATTCAACTACTGTTCTTAAATTACTTGCATCTGTTAAAGTTGTGTTTTCTATTTGAATATTAATATAAACTATTCCCATTTTTTACTTCCTCCATTTATGCTTGCGTGTTAGTTATTAAACACACAGCTCCTGGATTTACTAACTGAGTAATACCATATTGCCATGCCCTTACTCTATATCTAACACCAACATCAGTATAACTTGTATCAACTTTTAAAGGCTGTACTTCTTTCCATGTTGCTGCTATTTTTCCTGCTGTTACAGCAGCATAATCTACTGTTACATTATTAGAAACTACAATAGTTAAACCTAAAATTCTGCCCATTCTACCATTAGATTGATCTGAAGCATTTACTGTTTGAGATGCATTTCTTACAGTTGCATTATTCATTAAATCAGCATAACCTTTTGGACTTACAAATAAAAACCCACCTTGATAAACTTCTGTATAATTATCTTCTGCTATTAATTGCATAGCTGATAAAATATTTCCTAGTGGATTTTGATTAGCTGCTGTTGCTGAATCCCACTCCGAGCCTGATGCAATTGTAACATTATTAATATTAACAACTGTTCTATCCTCTGTTAAGTCATCCCATATAGCACCATCAACTGATCCTGTAACTGCCTGAGATACTTTTCTTAATGTTCTTGCCTGAATATCAAAGGCATCTGTTAAAATATCTTCTTCATAAATATAACCATCAAACATATATTTATCAATATAACTAGAAACTTTTGTCCATGATGGTTCTCCAGAAGGTGGCTGAGCTCCTCTTGCAACACCTTTTATATTCTCTGTTGCTCCTGCTGTTAATGTTGCTCCTGTTTCTCTGTAATAAGATTCAATCCATGAACTAGAACTTTGTACTGTAACTGCCTGTAAAAATTTATATTCTAATTCAGCAAAACCTTTAACAACTCTTTCAACGTTCTCTGCTCTTAAATTAACTTGTCCTACTGTGTCTGGCATTTTTTATTACCTTCTTCTCCCAATATCAACTGCAATAGTTTCTGCAGATGATCCTGTTTCTAATGCCATTCCAACTATCATGGCTGAAACATATATAGGTGAGGAAACAGCTTGATTTGAAAAATCTCTCATTCTGGCAACTGCATTAGCTCCTGATAAAATAAGCAAATCACCAAATGAACATGTTGATCCTGTAGCCATTAATAAATCATAAATTCCATCTTGTGCTAACCCCATGGTAATTGCTCCATCTGTTGCACTTTTATCTGAAACTGCTACACCTGCAAATACTTGTCCACCAGCTCCAGCATTAGCAAGGACTGTTCTAGGATCAGAAGTTATAGCCATTAATGCACCCTTTGTAATTGCAGTACCAGCTGCAACTGTATAAGAATAAGTTTTTGTTGGTGCTACAATCTGTACTGCTTCATTTGCCATAATTATAACATACTAAACTTATATTTAAAGGTTTCTTTAACCTCTGTTTTTAATTTAGAGGATTATTTAAGCTTCTTTCTTAATTCTATTGCTAATTTATTATATCTATTTCCTACTTCTGCATTCGCTAAAGCGAAATCAGTTTTATACCAATAATAGCCTAAAACAGTACATACTATAGCGTATGCAATTCCTAATATAAAAGCAATCTTTATTTTATCTTTTAAAATATAATCTAATCCAAAAGCAAGAACCCCATATTTTAAATAATTAGTTAATGCATAACCTGTTTCAAAATAAGATTTCCACAACGCTATTTTATATTTTGTTTCAAACTTTATTAATGGTTTTTTCATATTTTTTAAAACTTTTAATTACTTCTTTATGATTTAAATCATTAACTTTAACAGCCATTGCATGACAAAAAGGACAGTAAAACATATTAATTTCTCGTCCTTTATAATTTCCTAATGTTTTTAAAAAGTAAGTTCCTAATTTATGCTTACATGTCAGATCTCTTTTTTTCCAATCTCCTTTCATAGAAGTTCAGCCCCTAATTCAGTAAATTTATCGTCTTTATATCCTATTCCTACAACTTCAATAAATCTATGATGATCCATTTCTGTTTTTTTATATTCAGGAATTGGCTTTAGTTTTAATATCTTTCTTAAAAGATTAAACCATTTATTATATTTTTCAGTCCAGCATTTACCGGGATTAATTATTTGCAGAGCCTGTTCTGTACATTTTTGAGGAAATGTAAACTCAAATAATTGTATAGGACGAACTCCCATCTTTAATTTTCTTATAACTCTTTTACCATCTTGAGGCTGTATAAGTTCTGTTTCATAATCTAAGAAATTATTATGCACTGCATCAACATATTTTCTAAAAACAGCTCTATCACCTCTTACTGCGCAAATAATAGTCGCCAAGCTGCACCTCTTATTTTAAATCTAGAATTTTTATATAACATTCTTTTTCTTTTCCTGCATATTGAACATCTTATATGATTGTGCCTAGGCATTAAACATCAACTAAAGGCATTGGATCTGTTAAATTAAAAGTCTTTCCAAATTGTGCAGCTGCTTCTTTAGGTGTTAATTCTCTTTTTTGTTTTACAGGAGTTTGATCACTAGAACTTCTACCTGCTAACATGCTTTCTATTTTTGCTTTTTCTTGTCTTTGTACTAATTCTTCATATCTTTTATTTTGTTCATCTAATTGTTTAACTAAAGATTCTGCTTTCTCGACGAGTCCTAATTCAATATTTTTTCCTTGTTCGTTTCCTTCCATTTTTATTTGCTCCTTTCATATTATACCAAATAGTTTTAATACTCCTATAAGCAAGATTAACAGACTTATATAGTTTGTGATTTTAATATTTTGCATACTAGATTCTAGAGCAGTCAGTCTATGCTCTATATTCAGCATTTCTCCTGTCTTTATCATTTATGTTTTAAATAATCCACTAGCCATAATAAACCTGTACTAAAACTTAAAGCCCATATAATATTATTATCCTGAGCCCAAGATAAAAATGCAGGTATTCCATAAATAGCTAATGTTGCTCCTACTTTTTTTAATGTTAGTTTCCAATCATATGTCATGCTAATTCCTCCGCTCCTGTTCTTAATTTTGATTTTCTTTCTGCCCTTTTAATAATCTCATCTGCTACATCAAGAGGCAGATCTCCTAATCCAGCTGTTAATCTATTAATCTCATCTACCTTTGCATCATCTACACCAAACTGAAAATTTTGACTAGATTGTACTGCATCATCAGCTATATTTTTATATTTATTTTGTACTTGTAATTTAACACCAGGAACATGTGAAAAGAACTGATCCCACGCATTAACATCATTAAGCTCCTCGTAAATAGTTATCAATCTTTCTCTTTCCTGTAAATAAGCTTTTTGTGTTAAAGGATCATCTTCTAAAACCATGTTAGAACTTATTTTATTTATTTGATCATCTAAAGCTCTAACAGTATCTAAATATCTGTTATCATCTAAACTTGAATCTATTAAACTTGCAACTAATCCTATAGTGGCTATAGTAGCTACTTTGTTTTGCCATACTTTTGTAGCAATATCTTTTAATGTTAATGTTGTTTTTCCATTAATAGCTAGTTGTCCTGCTTGTGGAGCTTTTCCTATAATATTTTTAGCTGAAGGGATTTTTAATTTATTTATAATTTTAGTTGCTTGTGCAGGAACATTTAAAGATTGTTTAGCTGCTAAAGCAACTTCAGTTGAAGCAAGTAAAGGACTAGCTATAGCACCCGCTACATTTCTATTAATATTAAAAGGTAAAGGTTGGGGTTGTATTCCTTGTTGTTCTGCAGGTGTTTGAAATCCTGGTGCTAGTTCAGGGATTCCTATTTTATCAAAAAAACCTGGCTTTTGTTCTTGAGGAACAGGAATATTAATATCCCCTAAAGTTACTTCTGGGTTTATTTCAGGTGTTAAAGGTTGTTGTAAAGGTGGTTGTTCGGGTTGTAGTTGTTGTTCTGCTGTTTGTACTTGTGTTTGAAAATCTTTTTGTTTTTGCTCTTGAACTCTTCTTGCTACATCTTGTCTTGGTAATCCTGATTCTTCTAATCTTTTAAATTCAGTTGTTCCTGTTGCAGTTTGTACTAAAGCTTCTGGTCTTTTACCCTTACCCTGAGGAACTACAGCTTGTACCTTACCCGCTACAGCTCCCTGTTTCTTTTTTTTAACTGCCATTATTTCTCACCCTCTTGTTCAGCTGTTAAATCATTAGGCTCAAAAGCGGGGCCTGTTGGCTCTATTTGAGGAGGTTTAACTTCTGTTATTAATTCATTCTGTAATTCTATAGGGAACTCTAATTCAATAATTAAGTTTAATTGAGATCTAAAAGCATCTTTGATATATAACTGCTCATTAATTATTCTTTGCTTAAATGTCAAAATAACCATCTTTGCGCTAGCTTCTGTAAATTGCTTGGATGATCCTACAACAATGCCAGGAACAGAACAAGCCTGCCAAAAGTAATCATTTAAAGCCTCTATTGTTGGCATAGGTGATTCTATAGGAGCTGTAACAGGAGTCATTAAAACAGCTCCTTTCGGTATTACGAAAGACTCTCCTTTTTTCCTTATATTTTCATATTTAGTTTTTAAAGTATTTAATTTTGTCTGATCATCTGTATCAGCTTCAATGATCCAAACAGGCTCGACATTTCTATGCAAAACTCTTTTCCAATCATCCAAAACTTCATTTCTAAAAAGTAGTATCTTTTCCACAGCTTCCATGATAGACATTCCATGCATCTCATCACCAATTCTATCTCTTGATAAATGAAAGATCTCATTAGGCTCAAATTTCTGCACTGTCTTTTTTATTTTATTTATTTGTTCATATTTTACTAATCTGCCTTTAGAATTATAAACTTCAACTACATTCGATGGATTCATTGGCTTTAAATTAATTAAATTTCCATCTTCATCTCTTATAATTTCAGCATAAGCATCTCTTCCTATTTGATAAACCCTTATCATATTTTCCAGAATTGTATTAGCTGTATCTTTCCCTGATCCTGTAAAGGAATCCAGAATTAGTGTTGTTTCAGGATCTGCTTGGATTCCTTTTCCCAAGGTCCACGAGGCTACTGCATCTACTGCAGATGCAGCTTCAGGAATAGTTTTATAGTAACCTAAATATTGAGAAAAATTATTATTATAAGATCTATTTTCATTTTGATCTTGAGGA